GGCAAATTGAACGTACTGCTGCCATTTCCAGCGCCCCAGGTCGTACCAATGACCGTAAACAGATCCGCGTAGGTCGTCCTGCTGACTGCTGAACCGTCGCACTCCAGATAACCCGATGGTGCAGTGGTTGTCGCAAACATATGAACCGACCCAGTCGGCACAGCCTGCGGCAGAGCAGCAAAGCTGAGATTGCCGCTTCCGTCTGACTGCAACACGTCATTTGCGTTGCCATCACTGCTAGGTAGCGTCAGCGTAATGTCGCTTGCGGCGTTGCTTGGAGCGCGAAGTGCAACAAAATTGCTGTTGCTGGTATCCCTAAACCTCAGTGCTTTGCGATCACGGATGGTGATGCCGTTGCTGTCGAAGTGAGCACGGCGCGTCCCACCGGTTGCAATATCAAGCGTGTCAGCTGCGCTGAAATAAATCCCGGTGTTGGTGTCGTCAGATCGCCGGATCGGCAAGCTGCTGACCGTTCCAGCAGGTACGCCGACGTTGCCGGTAAACGTGGGGCTAGCTTTTGTAGCTAGTCCAAGATTGGTCTCACTGAGAGCGCCAATGGTTATGAAGGACGTATTGGTTCCATTCCTAATCTTCAACTCGTCATTCGTTTCATCTGCCCAAATCATTCGGGCGACAGAATTGGCAGCACTAGGCTCAGATGAACTCGCATTCAGGCTGTAAATCGCAGCCATGTTGGAGTTGATGTCCGAACGGACGTTTGCTCCAGTGTCATTCTGGATCGGAGTGGTTTTTGTCTCGTTTACAAAGGACATCAGCCGATCCCGTAGCCAACGGCAGTCCAGTTCACCGTTTTGGCGATCCGGGTGTTGCTTGAACTATAGACGGAGACATCAAATCCGGTAGCCGAGGAGTTGCTTATGACGTAGTAGTCGCCTGATGCGTTAGCCGTGAAAACGATGCCAACAGAAGGCGTCACATAGAACCTGTTGCCTGCGCCATAGGTCACCGACACATCCGCGCTAGTGCTAGTCGTCACGGATCCAGTCACTGAACGTCTTGGCATTTGCGCTTCAACGCGCAACTGGTCAACAGCAATTTGTTCCTGGGGACCACCAGTACTGAATTCTGCCTTGACCTGATAACCACGAGCCTTGAACTCTGCGTTGTTAAATCGACGCCAGCTCGTAAACGTTGGAGAACCTGCTGGGTCATCTTGCGTAGTACGGATAAACAGCTTCACATCACAAGTGTTAGGGGCAGTGCCGTCAAACTCAGTTATGAGGTCAAAATCAGGTTCATCGTCAAGGCGTTCTCCATAAGGGAAAAAGCTGCGGGCACGCAGTGTGCTATTCAGGGAAAGACTGAAAACATCGCTCAAAGTAAACGTATTACCGCCATTGAAGACATACGTTCCAGACTGATGCAAACCAGTGTCTCCTTGCAGTTGATAGCTGTCTGCATCCTCAAGTAACAACGCGTTGCCATCCTCAAGGTCAAAATCTCCAACAGCAGCAAGCTCGGTGGTTGTCTCTGCTAGCTCTAGCTCATTATTTACGGTGTCAACAACTAAGTTGGTTTTAGTGCCTGTAAACGATGGGTCTTCTGTTGAACCCAGCGCACCAACGGTTTCAACACTCTGAAGATCAGCTTTTGTA